CTTCACATTTTTGATAAGTTGTTCTTTTATTTTTTCGATAGCTAATCGGGATTTAGATCTCATTAGACTTGGCAATAATTCTGGATTTATAAACTCAATTTCTCTTATTGAGATTGTATAAGTATAATTAAATCTCTTATTACCTTTTGCAATGATAAATGATGTAGAAACATCGTAAGGTGTTAAACCAAACATTCCAACAAAATCAATATTGGCAGCATTCAGCTCATCTTTTGAATCAAGTATGAACCCAATAAACATTTTTACTGCCGTATCAACTTTCTGCTCCGCATCTGTTGTTTTTAAATTAATCATCATTGTAATTCTTTTTTTAAGTATTGCTTGATCACATCTTCAGCACAATTCATTTCATTATAACAATGGCGCTCAAAGTCCACCACTAAAGCTAAAAGATAGCGTTTAAAATAAGCCTCAGTGCAATCAATGGATTTCATTAAATGGTAGATTGTTGCTTTCAATTTACCTGTTCCATCACATTCAGGGCATTTATGTTTTTGCACTCTACCAACCTCCCCTGTGCCACGGCAGCGAGGGCAAGTGTTGGATTTACGCAAATCGTTTAACTCTCTGATTCTTAATTGGCGAGCCTCAACGCTATTAACAGATAATCCATTTTCTTCAGCCATTTTGTTTGCTCTGTCTAAGGCTGATAAATGCGCATATTGTGAGCGTAAATAGCGTTTTCTTAACGCTTTAATATGTCTTAACTGACTAGGCAACGGCAAATCACATACCATATCAACAACATATTTTAAGGCCTCTGAGGCGTGTTCAGGATGGCCAAACTCTTCACACCACGCATCAACATAACTATCAACAAATTCTCTTGAGGATTTTTCTTGGCGGTATTTGCTCATTAGCAAATGATAACCAAGCATATATTTACTTTCAGCTTGAGCAAAAGCGCAAATAATTTGCTCTTTGTAAAGCAATGCCACGCCGCCTCTTCCGGCTGTTTCAACACTAACGCATTTTGGATTATGTAATTTAATTAACAATTCGATTGATTTACTCATTTTCAAGCCCTTTAATTTTTACTACAACCATTCCACCTTTTTTGATTCCGCAATTTTTGCTGCGAAAATCTTTTATTACCTTGTTGTTGTCGTCTTGTATTAATCCTGAGGCGACCAAACTATCGAAAAGCCCTTTGTTTATGTTATCTGGATCGCGGTTGCGGTTATCGGGATAGTACACATCAAGGCAAATCGCCACTGAACCTGTAAATGGATCAAATTGTTTTAAAATTCTCAAAGCCTCCGTTTTAAATTTTCTACCGGCCTCGCTGATATAATGCCGTCCATTTCGTGTATGCCGCCAATAGTGATTAACTGACGGCGGATAAGGTAATGCAATCTCTAACCAATCAGACATATTTTCCCCTCCTTGAGTAAAATGTTGATTGTTCTTAATACTCCCTCAGCGTGCATAAGTCTTAATTGCTCTCGGGAATAACTTGTTCTTACTCTCCCATCTATTGCGTTATGGCAAGCTGCACAACAATAAGCTCCAAAAATATCATGCGGCTTACTTCCCATCCCTCTAAGCCAAGAGCTTGTATAGTGCGCCAATACCACTGTTTCGTTTTCACCTGTGCAAATGCCCGGGATTCTTACCTGACATTCACGCCCTTTCGCCTCCTTGCGTAAATTAGCCATTTTATTTTCCTCTTGAATACACCGCTCTTTTGTTAAATCGCTCTACCGGATAAGATACTTTCGGCATGGTTGTTTCAAAATTTTCTTTAGCCATTCTTGCTAATACTGATGCTACTGCTGCCGCCACAATAGCCTTGCCATGATCAACGAGTCCTATTGTTCCAACATTCACTATTGGTTTAGTACGCTCAAATTTTTCTTTGTCATTCATAATCAATACCGTTTCTTATCCAAGATGTTTAGCCAACCAATAACCAAATCCAATCACTATCGAAAGCCAAGAACCAACCGCACAAACGCAAGATACCCATTGGAAAAATGCTCTCGTGATGTTATTTTGAAAAATAACTGCAATGACAAATACTGAGGCTGGCGCAGCAGCAAAGCTTAATAGTAAAATGATGTAATTTAGCGATTCCATTCGCTTATCCTCCAAATGCCATTAATTGATCAATTCTGTTATCTAAATCAGATTCACTTTCATAAACGTTGCATAGTGTTTCATTCCAAATTACGCCATACACTCCTTTGTAAACACTGTTGAACTTTTCTTGGCTCATATTGGCAAATGATATTGACCATCTCTCTTTGATTGTTCCACCATCTTGAACCGGCTTAATATCGTAAAAGCCCGCTTTTTTCATAACGTGATCTAAATACGATTCAAGCGTTTTCATCCCCTCATAATCGAGCTTTGATTCTCGATTTAATCGCACATCTGCAAGCACGCTATCAGCTATTGGCTTTGTTACTCTTTGATAAAAATCTTCATCGTTTGCGGCAATCGCTATCTTTTTTGCAACCGCTTGAGCAATCCATTCTTCTGCTTGCGTAAGCACGCTAAATTCAGGCTGCCAATACTCAAATCCACAATCTAGCAATGCAAAAAATTTCTTATGATGTTGATAATTCCGATTGTTGCTAATTGGTATAATTTTTACCGCACTTCCAACTGGCAACCCCTTGAGCAAATTGCGGTCATAATCCGTTTCAGCTACAACCGCACCACTGGCATATTTAACTGCAAAAATTTCCGTTTTTTGCTTACGTTTACTTTTGCCCATCTTCTTGATGTTCCGTCTAGTGGATTTACTGTTTTTTACGCCACTCTAAATTCTCGAATGAATCAATATGAACGTGTCGGATAACTTGATTCATCGCTTTTTGATATGGATTAAAAATTGCAATTACATTTCCACGGCAAACATCAACATATTTACCTGTTTCACCATTTAGAAATTTAACTCGGCCACCAACGATAAAACGAATTTCAGTTGCTTTCTGAGTGACCAAAGTGAACCATTTTGTAGATATATCGATAGGGAGCAGCATAACGACTAGGCAATTATTGTTTTCAAAGAGACTTACCGCTCTTTCAATAAATGGCAATGGTTTGCTATATGGAGGATTTACAAATACGCTTTCATCATTGAGCGGATAAGTTAAAAAATCCTGTTCTTTTGTGATAAAAAATTCAGGCACTTTTGCATTTTCAGCACTGGCGCAACCATCACAAGTAAAGACGAACTCATTATCAAGTGGATTAAAAATTGATAATGGAGTTGGATAGGTATCTTTATCAAATTTTTGTTCTGTCATTTACGCAATCCCCATAATCTCTTTAATCTTTGCTACACCGTTTTTTGATACTTCAGGAGGAATAACTTTAGGCTTTTGCTCTAACAACTCTGGAATTTGTGGGAACTCAAAGCCAGTGCGAGCTTTTTCAACCACTTCGGCAAGGATTTTCGGCATAGCCTTTTGGCAATCTTCCCATTTCTTTTTGCCGTAACCGTCATAAATGGTTTTGAGCAAGTAATACTCTGCTCTTGAGCGGAATTTGAAGTTATGAGGTTCTTTTGCATAACCAAAGTATTTTTGAAGTCTAGCCTCTAATTCGTCTTGTGTTGGCAATCCTAATTCGTGATTGTTGTAACTGTTACACCAAGAAATAAACTCGCCTACACTTGGCAAATATCCGTTTGTTTTGGCTCTTGCAGCAGCCATTCCACGCTTAACTTGATCAAATGTTTTAATCCCGTTTTCGGCAAAACCTAATACCCATTGTTGCTTTAACGTTTCCAGTTGCTCGCTGCTTACGCTTAACAAAATCGGGCAGCTTGCAGTTAAGTTTGTGAAGATACGATCAATCATTAATCGCACTTTGTCTGGAACTTGTCTTTGGCTTGATTGTTGCGTTGTTAATTGGTTCATCAGAACACCTCCGCCATTTTTTCAGCAGTACCCCAATTGGTGCTGTTTCTTTCTTGAAATGTCTCTTTGTGTGCTGGCATTGTCATTTCTGCATTGCGTTTCATCGAGAGCTGATCCCATTTAGCACGAAGAGTTGCTGGACTTAGAATATTTACTGACCAAAATCTATCTTGATTAGCCCACTTGAATAACTCGCAAATATCTTTGTGGGTGCGATTATCTCTTTCACGCATAAGTCTTATATCGTTTGCCCAAGACTCAATTTTTGGCTCTTTAAAACTTGGATTAAGTTTTCTGATTAAGTGAAATATCCATTCAGCGGCCTTTAAATCATCATCAGAAAAAACATTCTTTTTGTTTTTTGCTCTCGGCTGGGAAATTTTCCCAGACGAAGAAGTATTGTTATTTTGTATGGTGTTTTTATTGTTATTTTGTGTGTGAACTTTTTTCACCAG